ACAGTCGTCGAGATGCTGTCCCATCGTAGATGGGTTGCCGGGATGGAAAAACCACCCGGCAATTGACATGAAGTACATGTCCCATGCTTGTTGATCGTCCATTACAGACGATCTATGTTGCCCGGTATGCCGTAAGTCGGCAACGGGCGTGCGGCTTTTATATCGAAATAGAAGTCCGCTATGAAGTGAGGTTCGGTGCTGATCGCGATTGCTCTGTCCAGAGGCACCCCAAGGTTTGCCTCTATGAATGTTGCACCGAGTGTTGGCAACGTGGCGAAGTCTTCCGACAGATGCCACGATGCCAGCGTTCCCGATGCGTCCGGACGCATGAGGCCGCTTAGACGGTTTTGTATAAACCGATATTCGGCGTAGCGTTCTTGATAACCGAAAATGAGATCGTCGTTTGCACTTCCGTCCGACCATATTTCGGAATTTTCCACGCTTTGCTCGCCGATTTGACTCAGTACGGGATAGAAGAACTCATAACGAGTCTGTTTCCGCCAATAGCGGTCGATCCCCTGAGAGTATGTGATGTCGCCACGGACGTTGCATATTCCTAATAGCACCCCGTGTTCGACGAATGATTTTGAGAATGAGTGAGTACCGGATACCGTTCCGAATCCGGATAGATTTCCGGCCTTATCATTGGCGGCCGGCGTTGGCTGTCCAGATGTTTGAGCCACTGGCGTTACGTTTATTATTTGCGACCCACCGCCGAGAAATTCGGCGCGTTGAAGTCTATGGTCGGGCGATGTTACGCCCCAGTGAGCTTTTAGTGTTTCGACGTAGCGAGTTCCTGATCGAGCGTCCCGCTCGAGCAGCCTTTGTGTTTGAAACGCCAGTCTAATGTCGTTGATAGTGGCTGCTGTTGCGCCCGTTAAATCGGCGTACATTTTTTCGCCTGAGGTCGCTGTTACGGTATCCACCGTTAGTGATGTTCCTGCAGTTTCCATTGCCCGGAACGCGGCCTGAGGAACAGACCAGATACCAATCTTGGCCAGTTCATCAGATGCCGTGAAGATATCCGCCGTACTGCCCAAGGGCATTGATACGGCCGTTCCTTTTTGTGGTGAAGTTAAGCAGGATGTGAAGTAATCGAAACGCTTACCGCGTTTCTTCGGGACTTGGGTCCACTCCGAATCAGCGTTATCGTCGGGACCATTATCCGTCGGCACCAGCAACGAGTTCTGCAAGTTCTCGTCGCGGTACCAGTCGTTATAGATTTTCCGGTAAGCCCGAAACGGCAGAGCAGACACATCCGTGCTGTTCGCCAGATTCAGATTTATAGGCAGACCCATGTAGTCTGCCAGGTCCCCGGTACTCATCGTCCCGGTAGTCCCTAATACCGGAATTGTAAATACGATGCTATCCCCCGGGTCGTCCTGCGCCCCGTGGAATTTTTCGAAGTTGTCCCAGATCGTGCGATAAGGCACGAAGAAGAATTGTGTATCCGCATACATGTTGTCCATGATCGGAAATATTGGAGTTGCGAGCCGCATAAAAAATGACGCTCGGCAGTTGATTGTGTCCCCGGGAATGATATCCATTACAAGAATGGGTATTAAATAATCCACGTCAAACGTGGTTTTGTGCCCATGGGACAGATTGAAGGATGAGCGCGGAATATCCGCGCGCGGCACATTTGAGAATTGATGTTGCGACGCCAGTCTAGTCATTGTTAGTCCCTTGAGCTATTCCCGGTTCAGGAGTTAATTGTTTGTCAAAAAGGTCGAGTTCGTCCTTCTTGACGTTTTGCGCCGAAGCTACTCGCTCCAGCGCATTACATAGTGACGAGTTATCCTCGTCAATTAGTTTTCCGGTGTTGTCATCAAAGATGCCCAACCGGAATAGAGTGTAGTCGGCAGGATGCCGGCCGACAGGGTGTTCCGCATCAGTTGCGATGTCGTGGAAGCTTCTTATTGCTTCCCCATCGGATTGTGTAAAGAAGGGTCTTGAATAAAGACCCGATGCGGTATCGAAGATTGAGTATATATTTTGTTTCATTTTAAAGTTCCCTTTGTCGTGATGATTCGCGCGCACGCGCGCATTTATATTTGTCCATTAGTCGTTCGGGAGTGAAGTCCTCCCGATGCGCGGCAATGAATTCTTGCCGCATTTTTTTGACGAGAGCCATGCCTTCCGGTGAGAAGTCAGCGTATTTTTCCGCGTAGTACCGCGGAACTTTTTTGATGATCCCGTAACCCGGGACAGGCGACTCGTCCGAAGGAAAGAAGTCTGTTTGGAATCGTTCATAGAATTCAGCTCCTATTCCCGGTTTTAACGACATGGTTGTGTAAGGGGGTGTGACCCAGTAAGCAACGCCGTCTTCGTCGTTGCGTAAATATTTTTCATCGGCTTGATCGCCGGTGATTTTTTTGAGTATGTAGCCAGCCGTATAGCTGGCAGTTTCGAAGTTGAGTTGGCCAATGGTTGAGAAACCATAAGGCCACAGTTTTTGAAGTATTTCGCTCTCGTAAGTAGTGATGCCTTGCTGTTGTTGATAGACGTACTGATCGTCGAACGAACAATTGAACAGGCAAGCATGATAGTGGGGTCGGAGATTCTCATCCCCGTACTCCCCACAGTGGAAGTAACGAATTTTTTGTGCGAAGTGCTTACGCAATCGTTTGATGAATTTTTGGAAGTGTATTTTATTGAGCGAATAGTCCTCGGGTACGTAGTACCCGTTTTTAAGTTGTTCTGGACTGCATTCGTTTTTAGATCGGTAGGTGAGAGTGATGAAGCAATTACCGAAAGTATGTTCAGCCAGACTTGCTTCGTGGGTGATTCGCATAGCCCACATGAGAGTCCGATCAAGACGGCAGCCAAGACACTGGCCGCAAGCAACTTCCATTTGCCCCACCGTGTGGGACGATCGTTTGAAAACCAGCGCGCCATTCGTATCTCTAAAGCCCTTTAGCGGTGAATAGCAAGCCATTCACAGACGGGTGCCACCGCGCATAGAGCCTAAGCGAAGGTTTTTTTTATGGACGCCTGAGTTTCCTCGGAAGTTTTTGCGGGATTGTTTGCGGGAGAGTTTTCGTCGTCTTCTAGCCATTGTCTTCTGCCTCGTATGCGAAGCCGCAGAGTTCCGACATTTGTCGAGATGTTTGCGACAGTACCTGCGGAGATGTATTGAGATTGACGAACGAGCTGTCCCCATCTACCCCACATTGAAGTGAGGTGACGGAGCAGCCCATTAACGCCAGAAAGGGCACTAGCGAGAACCATTTCATAGGCCGTTTTTACTCCCTTTTTTGTTTTTTTGCTAGGTGGTTGGTGTCACCTAGCCAGTTCAGTATCAAGTAACGGGTGAACTGGGAGCCGCTAGCGGCTCTGTAGGCGGCTCTGCCGCCTTTTCCGGCTCTGCCGGTATTACCGCCTCAGGCGGTTTTTCGGCTTCTAAGGTCGCCTTTGCGTCGTCCGCCGTTGGCGTTTTGACGTTGAGATTTTGCCGCCCAGGCTCCGCCAGGGCAGGCAGTAGTTTTGCGACCCGGTCTACATTTGCCGGGTCGTTTACATAGTCGAAGAATTGTGCGGCACTCTGATTAAATTCGCGACGCAGCTCCATTGGAAGAGCGTCGAAGATTTCCGCACCTTGCGATAGTTTTAGTTGAGCTTCGAAGAAGTCGAAGCTTGAGAAGTCGCCATAGCGAGCTTCATATTTTGCTAGATGAGAGATCGTGCCCGATTTTTGGGCACGTTTGAGTATTTGATTGATGTCGGTTTCATCTCTGAAGGATTGTTTAGTCCGACCATCTTTGAATGTTGGGTTTTTAGTTCCGAGCATAGACATTATAAGTTTCCTTTCAGTAGATACCGGTTCCGCCTAAAGCGGAACAGCGGAGCGTTGCTATTCGGCCTTCGGCCTCGTATTTATTCCTTTGGTACTTTCCTCGGATTTAGTGTTTTAATTTTTGGGAATTTGGGGCGATCAGTTTGTGCGTGGTCCAGTAAGAACCGAGTGACATCGTTGATCATTTGTTTTACATTTTTGACGCTATTTGCGCCCGATTCCATTGCATTAGTCAGGGCGCTTTGTGCTTTTTGTATTTGTTGTTTGATTATTACAGCGATTTCCTCGGGTGTTTTATTTCCTGTTAGTACCCGCACAGTGCGGGCGAGATCGCCCGCTATAGATGCTACTGCTGCCCCATGTTGTGAGATTGTTGAACGGGCTTGTACGCCCGGTAGATTTGCTCTTATATTTTCCGCTTGCGCGGTGTTTACGTCTGCTTGTGATGATTGCAGACCTATTTGTGATTTTGCTGTTGCTCTTTGGATCGCGGTCCCCGCGATTTTTGACGCGCTTTCAGCGAACGCAGCGCCAACATTTTGTTGTGGCGCAGTTCCGCGACCGCCCGGCGACGATGCTTCGTGGCGCGCGGCGAGTATTGGATTGAGCCCGGCTTCCTTTAGGTCGAACATTCTGCGACGCACGGCGGTACCCGACATGCGCGCTTGGAAGTCCCGGTCTCTTTGTGCTTCCGCACGGTTGAGCCTGTTGGCTCTAGATTGTCCAAACGCTGAGAAGATTCCGCTTGCTGCACCTGCAGCTATGCCTCCGGCTATTGCGGCCATCGTTTGTTCCTTATTTTAAGCATTTCATCAGCTATAAGACGACAGTCGTCGAGATGCTGTCCCATCGTAGATGGGTTGCCGGGATGGAAAAACCACCCGGCAATTGACATGAA